GCTAATGATAAGTACGATAAGCCATCTCGTCTCGATAACTATATTTACAAAAAGCTGACAGCTAAGAAGAGAAAACTTAAAGCTAAAGATAATGTCAGGACTCAACAGGTTAAGAGTGGGTTGGGTGCGGCTGGTGTTACTAACGCTCAGATGAAGAAATTGCAGGGCAAATAATATGGCAAACGTAAACTTTGAGTTACCGATTAATGGATTATTTCGTGGTCTTAACGTTGAGATTGAAGATAAGAATACATCTGAATTCCTTCGTAACGTAAGGCCTACCGATGTCGGTGAGAATAAAATTAGATTAGGTAAGCGGCCAGCGCTTGATAAATGGGGTAGTGGTACACAAATTGGGGCAACAGAACAACCAGTGGTTGCGATGTGTGTGGTGGCGGCGATAGCTTAATATGGCATTTCCAAATGGTACAGATTTAGGTTACGGGACAATAACTGCTGGATATTCACTTATCAGTTCTCAGGCTTCCGTATTTGTTACGGCAGTTTTCACATCTGCGGTATCATTAACTTCTGGCATAGAATATGCCATAGTAGTTAAAAATGATACAAAGGTATGGCCTTACTATATTAAATTAATGTGTTTAGGCACTGGTACATATAGTGATGGAGAAGGAATATTAACTTATGCCGGAAACTCGGCATGGGAGAGTTCAGCCCCTAATGACGTTCCATTTCAATTATCGAACAATTCGACAGTGGTATTAGAGTACAGCCCGTCCATAACCGCAATTAATTCTTATATAGAATTTCTATATGGTAGTGTTTGGGGCGGTCAAACTTTTACGCCTCCAACAAGTATGGATATTGATGGCGTAGCATTGCCATACACTAAAGGTTCATCTTTTTCTTTTGGTGATATTAAAGTTAGTATTCAAAAAACTGGTACGGCTATTACAGCCCCAGGCCAGGCAACCACACCATTTCCAACTAACGCAGGGGTATCTGTTTCCCTGAACGTATCATCCTTGACATGGGTAGATGGCGGTAACACTGACTACTTTAAGGTTTATGTTGGAGATACATCTGGTAGTCTTACATGGATTGCAAGTACAATTACAACATTAACATTAGCTGATTATCTTGCTATAATAAGTTATCCATTCGATTACAAAGAAACATTATACTGGAGAGTTGATGCAGTTAATACTGAGGCCACAACGTCAGGGGTTGAATGGTCATTCACTACACTCAAACTTACGCCGCCAAGTCCTACAGGTTATTATACAGTCACTAAACAATTCTATAGATTACTACCTGTGACATCCACAACATCTGGATGGGGTTCGGCTCCAGGAATAGGAGTGGAGAATTACGATTACGCATTCCTTACGTCAACTTACTTTTACAATGTTATTAACACAAATAAGAAATTAATCGCCGCGGCGAATAGCGCTATCTGGTACGAGACTTAATATGCCTATATCTATCACAGATAAAATAACATATAGAAGATTGACTGCCGCTGGTAATAACAGTTTTTATTATGAGGGTACAAGCATGTCAGGTACAATGGCAGTACTTACGGCCTCTATAGGGGATGTTGATACATCGGACCAACTTGATATGGCATCCATCCTTCAAAAGGTATTTATAGTAAACGGAACAAATCTTAAGGTTGCTGACTTTATTAATACTAAAGTAGCCACTACGAGTATAGGTAGTTACGCTCCAACTCCAGGCACGGTATTAACTGGCGGTACGTCAAGTGCGAAGATGGTAGTTGATTACATTACTAATGACACAGCCAGTGCCTCGTGCGTTCTATATGGTTACAAAACTACGGCAGCGGCATTCACTTCAAGCGAGACCGTAACTGGTGTAGATAAGAATGGTAACGCTGTTTCGTTCGTAATGTGTGATGTTTCCATATCCGCGCCGCACTGGTACGATTGGAAGCCTTATGGTAACGATGAGACATTGTATGGCGCGATGCCTAATAGAGCTTACTTAATAGCTCCGTATAGAGGTAGATTGGTTTTGGCTGGTGACACAGAATATCCTCACCAATGGTATATGACAAAAGTTGCTAATCCATTTGATTTCTTATATGGGTCAACAGACCCTTTAACCGCTGTTGCAGGAAATAACGCTGATGCTGGACAATCGCCTGATATTATTAAAGCACTTATACCATTCCATGATGATTACCTTATATTCGGTTGTTCCGAAAGTATATGGATTCTGCGTGGAGACCCTGCTGTTGGCGGCTCACTTGATAATCTAAGTGAATCAACAGGAATCTTCGGGGCAAGAAGTTGGTGTTTTGACGACAGTAATAATATTTACTTTTGGGGTAACAATGGCTTTTATAAAATCAACTCGGACTTCTCTGGCGTTATAAACATGACGGCCATTGCAATCCCTGAAATTATAGAGGACGAAGCTCCCAGTACAGCAACCCATAGAATAACTCTCGGCTTCGATAAGAAGAGGTATGGTATTATAATTGCAATAACTAAGGTTGCTGACGGTAGTAACTCTAATTATTTCTATAGTCTTAAGACTGAGGGATTCTATCCAGAAAAGTATCCAGACGAATGTGGTTCATATTCCATGTTATTCTATAACTCTGGCGACCCAGACTATGACGATTTACTTCTTGGGTGTACTGATGGTTATATTAGAAAGTTCAGTGATACAGTTTATAGCGATGATATTGGCGCTACTGACGCTGCAATCTCGGCATACTTTACTACATCAATTAAGCATCTGACGGGCGAAGAGGATATAAAAGGTAAATTAACCTCGTTAACTTTAGTTAATGCCGGAGCTTCTATTAGTGGTACTTATTGGGATTCAAGTGGATTCACTTATTATATTTATACTGGTGATGATGCTGAATCAGTTATTGAAGATATAAGAGACGGCGCGACCGCTTTCATATCAGCATTCATATCCACACCTGGCCGACAGACCAGAATGAGAACTAAAGTTAGTGCAAACTACATGGGGATTAAAGTACTTAATGATACGGCGGGTGAGTCATTCGCTATTAATAAGATATGCGGTGATGTTAAAGCCGCTGGTAAAGTGAGGTAACATGGCTATAAGACAATTATTAAGTAATAAAACAAATTTACATGCGGGGGTTAGTGCTACCACAGATTTAAGTACGGAGGGATTGCTTAAACAATATCAAACAGCTTACGATACAGCTAAGGCATCTAACCTCTCGCGCTACAATGAATTAATGGATTTATCTAACGCTATTATAGGGCAATATACTCCTGGTGGCGCTATGGAAAAGGCCGGAACACAGAAGATAGAAACACAAAAGACACAGGATGTAGGCGGTGCAAGACAGAATTTAATATCGAGTGGTCTCTATGGTACTACAGTTAATGCCGCCCTTCCTTCGACTTGGGAGGCTAATGTAGGCATGGGCGCACGTCTTACCCTTGAACAAATGATGCAACAGGGGTACACTGGAGCATTACAGAATAAAGCTAATATTATTGAGAATAGAGAAGATGCTTATCCTAATCTGGACATGATGGCTCAGTTAATAGCTAAGTCCTCTGCTTCTGGTGGTAACACAAGATACGTTAATTCTTATTCAGGGTTTAAGAGTTTATAATGTCACGTATTCCGTCCATAAAAGATAGAGATATTGTATCGACCCGACAGGCATTACAGAAATTAGCTACTAATAAACTTGGTGATAATGCCAATGTTGTATTCGGAACTATTTCTGTTGATGCTGCATCGGCAAGCGCGCTGGCGGCTACCTCTGCCATTATAACATCCTTCGCGGCAGCCTCAGCAGTAATGTCAGCATTAACCCTTGACAATCTTAATGGTATCTTGAGAGCTACGAGTGGTGTAATATCATCGGGAGCAGGGATAAGTGATATAGCAGATGTAGTATTATCTGGATTAGCTGACGAAGATATCTTGCAATACGATTCAACTACATCTACATGGACTAATATTCCATTTTCAGGTGGCGGCATTGCGGTAGTAACAAGTGAGGCGGATAGATTGGCATTAGGATATTCCTTTATAACAAATATTGTATTACAAACAGATACGAATAAACTATATATAATTGAATTTGAAAGACAGGTATAATATGGGATTTAGTGATTATCTCTGTGAAAAATTACTTGATTACGCATTTTCAAGTACACTATATGCGGGATTAGCTACTACTGCTGGAGACCCTGATGGTTCAGCGGTATCAGAACCTTGGGCTAATGGCTATGCAAGAGTTCAATGTGTAGCTTCTACGTGGGCAGCGGCCACAGCTAATGCAAAAACTAACGCGGACGCAGTTCAATTCCCTGAGGCTACTGGAGCATGGGGAACTATCTCTTCGATAGTATTTTATGGTACTGCTACAGCAGGAGATTACTTCGGCGCTTACGCACTTGCTACAGCAGTAGCGGTAGTATCAGACCAAATCGTGAAGTTTGCAGCTGGAGATATTGATGTTACCTTGAGTTAAGGATAGTAACACTTGTTACGTAGAATTATAAGATGGATTAGTAATCTCATTAATACCATCATTAATTGGTTATTTGGTAATCAAGAAACAGAGGATACGATAGTGGCTCTTAATAGTGCATTAGTTTGGGAAATAAGAAGTACTGGAACATATAACGGCGGTTCAGGTTTCTATGTCGTTACGAGTGATTCGGTTGATTATAGCCAACAGGATAACCCACAGGCTACAATAACCGATATGACTACTGGCGCTGCTGGAGTTACTGTTGGTTCAGTATCAAGCGCATTCACTTCCGCAATGGTTGGCAACTGTATGTTCTGTACTGGAGTGGGTGTTACATCTGGTTGGTACACAATTATATCGGTAGCGAGTTTCGACGCGGTAGTCGTAGATAGGACAATGGGCGCTGGGCTTACATCTGTATTAGGTTATGTTGGTGGAGCTTATAATCCGGCTATTAGTGCAGTAAGAAATGTTCTATATAATACTAATAAGGCTAATTATAATAATATGTGGATACAGAGTGGCACATATGATATGACCGCTATTACTGTGGTATCATATTCTATTCTATCTACATTCTATAATAAAATATTCGGATATAAAACAACTCGTGGCGATATAGTATGGGGAGATGATAGACCTTTCTTTTCATTTGCATCCGCAAACCCATCATATTCTATTGTGTTTAAGGGTTCTTATCAATTTATATATGGCATAAGAGCGGAAAGTTTATTATCTACTGGAGCTCAAACGGGTTGGAGTACGCAGGGTTCAACTATTACATTTATTAATTGCAAAGCAACCAGATTAAGTTATCCTGAAAGTGTCGCCCTTGATGGTGGCGACGCCCATAACTTCATAGCTTGTGAAGCAATTTGTTCATTGGGAAAAGGCATTAGTATGAACGATAATGGTTTCATTGATAATTGTTATATTCACGATTGCTTAGAAGGTGTATATTTAGGTGATAGGTGCGTGGCAAGTCATTGCGTAATAGATGGCTGTGCGAGCGCAGCAATTGTCTATTCTGCCACTAATAGTAAGACACATAATAATACAATATATAATTGTGGCGCTGCATATAAATTAGATAGTTATATCAATATAGCTTATAATAATATAATTAAAGATTGTGTATCAGTAATAACTGGCAGCCGTACTGGTTTAGTCGATTTATGGGCATTATATAATTGTGACGAAGGTTATACTAATGGATATACATCTTTTTGTACGGCAGGTTATGGCTCAATTTCCTCTGACCCATTACTCGCCGACCCCGCCAATAAAGATTTCTCATTAATATCGGGTAGCCCATGTTTTAATGCGGCAATAGCAGTAGGTTCTAATGTTGGAGTTATTACAGCATAATGGCCTTTAAGTTTAACATAGGTGCGTTTCAGAGAGATAAGGCTGGCTCCGGTAACTATTTTAATATAGGTGCTAACCAGACTGACGAGACTATAAGTGGCGGCCCCACTACTATAGACGTTAGTGCCTCTGGTGGTGGTGTATCTGGCGGTTCTACCGAATTAACATTCATCACTATAGTATTAGTATCGGGTTCAGGTGGTGGAGTTAGTGGCGGTACAGCCGAAATATCTTACACCGCTATTGTGACATTAAGTGCTTCCGGTAGTGCAGTAAGTGGCGGCTCGTGCATAGCAAGTCTTAACGTATGGAGAAGAATATTTACTGTATCAAAAGATACTGAGAGAGGCGTTAGTGGAACATTCACTACCAGCGATGGCAAAACTATCACCGTCACTGATGGTATTATTATTACTATTATATAGGTGATTTATGTATATTAAAGATTTAATTAAGTTTGCAGAAGATAAAGGTATTAATACCTATGACAAAAATATAACTGAAATAATAAGAGAAATCCAAATACGTGAAGGTAATTCACCTTGCTTTGGAACTAATACAAGTTGTAAGTATAGAAAAAATTGTTTATGGGCAGACCATTGCCAAATACACGGACACAAAATGGAGATTAAATAATGTGTGCAATAAGAATCGGAAATGACCCTGTTCAGTCAATAGGTAGGTTAGCTAAGAAGGCTGGTGAGGTTGAAGCTTCACAGATAGAGGCCCAACGCGCAGAAGAAAGATATGCCCGCGCGAAACAGATGGACTTCCAACGCGAGATGGCAGAGTTTGAAGCTGGCCTCCAGATGGAAGGGCAGAAGATGGCTAAACAATGGGAGTTGCAGAAGATGCAACTCGCCTCACAGCATGACTTCGCCTTAAGGGAATGGGAAAAAGAGGCTGAGTTTAAGAAGGATGCCACGAATAGAATCCGCAAACAAGACGAGTTTGAACTTATCAAGAAACAAATCAATGACAACAGCGATATTACCCCTGAACAAAAGACTGATATGATTAGCAGGGCTACCGCTCAATTCTTTGGTTATGATTCATCTGATATTTACGGTCGTCAACAGGGCGAGCTTGAGCTATTACAAATAGACCAGGCCAGAATAGAAATAGGATTGCCTCCTAAATATAACACAGAACTTACAACTCAAACTCGATCTCCTATCGCCCAACCAGTACCGGAAGGCGAGAAACTTGGTATTACTCAGGAAGAGAGAACTCTTGAGCAACAGGGTAAAATTAAGGTTATTTCCCCAGAAGGTGTTGAAGGCACGATAAATCTTAATGAGTGGCCTGAATATAAAGGTAAGGGTTTTGAGTTATATGATACCAGTATGGCTACAGGCGGCCAAAGATATCAGCAATGGAAACAGGAGTTCGAGAAAACCCGAAGTACAGTTAATGCCCCTATCTATAAGAAAGGCCCAATTAAATATCTCAAGGCTAAACAAAAACAGGCAGATATGGCAAAGCAGGAGCCTTTAGCATGGAACAGATATATGGAAAAGATTAAAGCTAACTTACAAAAGGGTAATCAATAATGCCATTTGAACCTATTCAAACTATCTCAGAAGATACAAAACAAAAATATGGTGGCGAATCATCTCCTCTTGATTTCTTTACAGAGATTCCTAAAGGTATTGCCAGGGGCTTTCTGGGGGTTGGGGCGGCCCTAACTGGTACGGCTGAGTGGATTGTACCTGGTCAACAGGAATCAATGATTGATGCCAAGAAAACCATTCAAGAGTATAGGGATGAGAAATTCTCTGACGACAAGAAGGGTGCGGCTGCGTGGGCGGGTCGAGTTATAGGTGAGGCATTGCCTTATCTCGGCTCATCTGTTATTGGTGGTACTGCCGCTGGCACTGTAGGCGCTCTCATTATGGGATTCAGTGTGGCCGGAGACCAGGCTTATGATGATGCTATTAAGAGTGGCGCGTCCAAATCACAGGCTAACCGTGAAAGAGTAGTTATCGGAACTATCAATGCCGCCATTGAACATTTACAGGTAAGTAAAATCCTTAAGTTCAAACAGGCTGGCCGACATTCCGTTAAAGGTTTTGTTCAATCAATTAGAAATAAGACATTTAAGAAACTTAGAAATGATGTATCAAAATTTACTGGTGATGTACTTAAGGTATCTATCGAAGAAGGTATAGAAGAAGCTTTACAAGAGGGGGTATCTCTTGGGGTTCCTATGGCTTGGCGTGATGCTGGCCCTAAGAATCCAGACGGTTCTACCGATTGGTTTGAGGTAGGTAGGCAAATAGGTGGTGCGGCATTAGGCGGCGCGGTTGCGGGTGGAGTACTTGGGGGTAGTATGGCTCTCGCTCAAGGGGGTGCAACAGCCGCCGCGCCCACTACCAATGAATTAATGATGGCGCAGGATGCTATTAAATCCTCTAAGCTGTCTGATATTGAAAAGAATAGGGCTTTAAGAAAGTTACAAGAACTTGATGTTTTCAATGATGATGGAGTAGATATTAATCCTGACGAGAAGGCCCCTGGCACAGCCCAGGAGCCACAAACTATTAAAGAGGGTACTGCTGACATAACCTTAATTAAGAATGCTAAAACTGAGGCTTTTGATACCGCCGCCGATAAACTTAAAAAGGGTATCGAAACTATGGAAGTTCATAGGGGCGGCCAGAAGAGGGTTATGCGACAGGAGTTAGGTAAGAGATTCTCTGAATATACAGACATTAAAGGTTCAGGTGATAATGCAAGAGTTTCTTTAGCTTTGGCTCGTGGTGCGCTTGAAGGACAATTATTACAGGACTTCACGCCCCTTAAAGACCAATTTACTGAGGGCGATATTGACTCACTTTATGGGGCTGTTAGGGATGCTACGGTACAACCAGGTGTTACACTTGACATGGAAGCTGCACTTAATAAGTTAATCTTTGATGGTAAGCTACCTGCTAAGGGTGAAATAGGGGCATTACAGGAGATATTAGGTGAGAAAACTGTTGAGAGATTACAGAATATTAGTTTAACTAAAGGCCAGAAGGCCGCTAAGTTATTCTTTGAAGCATTAAATATACCCCGCGCGCTCCTCGCATCACACGACTTCTCAGGCCCAGGCCGACAAGGTTTAATGTTCCTCGGTTACAATCCTAAGATATGGTCGAAGGCTAATGTGGCAGGTTATCGCGCGTTCGCTTCCCCTGAATACGCTCACTTCCAGGATATACAGATAAAGACTAACCCTAATTACCAGAAAGCGGTTGAGTCTGGTCTTGACATTACACCCATAGAGGGATTAAGTAAGGGCGAAGAGCCTTATGCTTACTCTCAATTAGCAGAGAAGTTCCCCTTATTTGGGCCAGGAATTAAAGCATCTAACTTCGCTTATTCTACAGCTATGAATAAGCTAAGAGCGGATATATTCTATTCTACTTGTGAATCATGGGAAGGTTCGTTCAGGACTAAAGGAGATTATAAGTTACTGGCCGAATTTATTAACCATGCTACAGGCCGTGGTACACTTCCTAAAACATGGCTTAAGAAATATGGCGCTACACTCAACGCTTTATTCTTCGCACCGAGATTGACTATGGGTAGAATACAGGCACTTGGTGATATACTTCCTATCCAGGAAATGCAGAATTTCTACGCTAAACGTGGAGATTTGAAGGCTAAAGGCGCTACCAAAGAAGAACTTAAAGATGTTAAGTTCCGCATATCTCCAGCCCGTAAGATTGTAGCCAGAGATTTAATATCCTCGGCGGCCATATTAACATTACTGCTTAGCGTTATTAAGTTTCGTGGCGATGATGATACTGATGTCGAACTCGACCCACGCTCGTCTGATTTCCTTAAGGCCAGAATTGGTAATACAAGACTTGATTTTACAGCCGGATACGGCCAGATATTAAGACTCGCTGCTCAGATTATTACCGCTGAACGTAAATCAACTACCACAGACGAGATAATGCCAGAAGAAAGAAACTCTATTGTATGGAGATTTATTCAATCCAAGATGTCTCCTCCTGCTGGCTTTGCTGTTGATATGATTAGAGGTGAAACATTCCTCGGTGATAAACTATCACTTGAAACAGATGTTGTAGCAAGAGAAGCATTCCAGAGATTCATTCCTCTATTCTTCCAGGATTGTATAGATGCAGTTCATTATCAGGGATTACATTCATTGAGAGTGGTAGCTCCATTGGCATTACATGGTGTTGGCGCGCAGACCTATCCTAAGAGGGATTCTCAAAAGGCTACAGAACTTAAAGATTACCATGCTAAACAGACATACGGCGCCAAGTGGAATGAGTTAGGTCCGAATTTCCAGGACGCTTTACGTAGGAATTACCCTGACATATCCGCTATGGAAACTAAAGCCAAACAGACTGCCGATAACTTTGATTATATTGGTAAGTTGGCAGAGAAACAAAAGATGGCAGGAGATAAAGTATTTAAGACTTTACCCAGTGGTATTCGTGAAGAGTTGAAGAAATTAGGTGTGGGTATTGGTGGTATTACTCAGACGATTGATAGTGATTGGCACTTGAACGAGAAGAGGTATAAAGATTACCAGAACGAAGTGTCCGCTAATCTAAAAATAGCCATCCCAAGACTGACCGCCATGCCAACATGGAAAACCATGACTGATATGATGAAAGTTAAGTTACTTGAGAAGGCTATCAAAATGTCCAAAGAAAAGGCCAGAACCAAGATAATTAGAGAAGCTAAGTTTTCTGACCTGCAAAGAGTTTAGTCTATATATTCATAGACAGAATCAACTAATCTGTCTATATAAATGTAGATAATAAAATAGGCCGCCAAAGAGGGGGTATCTAAGGCGGCCAGAGCAAAATAAAATGAGGGATTATTCGTGTACAAAGACGGCAGTATAACTTGAGGAATTAATCGGGTCGTGATAATAATATATCCAACCATCATTAACCTTTAATACCTCGACATATCTATCCTTGCCGCCAATATAGTCAACATTGAATGCGGCCATCTGATGTAATTCCATTGTATTAATATTCAAGGCTGGACTGTCTTTATATTCAGTAGTCCCGTACGCCGCCGTAAATGACCATCCTAAAATAAATAGGGCGGCCAGAATAATAATCACATTAAATAAATCTTTAAGTAGTTTTGTTATCATTTTTGTCTCCAATAATAGGTAAATTAATTACCTTATTTTTCCACGCATTTTCTTTTTCCACAAGTCTATGCTTTTGTTTTTTAGATTCCTCCATACGCCGCACACAAATATCGTAATAGCAAGACCTACAAAGATAGTTATGATGGCGGAAATCCAAATCCACAACATCTGCGACCCATAATTCCACAGCTCCACATAATTCACATCGTTCATGTCCTTTTAAGTCCTTTATATCATATTTTTCTCTTATTGTTATTTCTTTTTCAGCCATTAGAATCTACTTCGTCGCCCCAAACATCCCAACCTTCTGTTTTCTGGCGGGCAAAGAGTTCAATTCTGGGTAAATCACCTACCAACTCAACAATATCCGCCCTTATACGGTCAGGCTTTCTACTGTGTTCCCTTCGTGGCTCTATAACCAATTGTCTTACGGATGCAGACACCCTTGTTATATGCCCCTTTGTCGCCAATAAACACTGCTCTGGGTTTGAGCGTGTCCAGTTGCCACCTCCGAAATGAAATGTGTTTTTGGCTAACTTGGCCCACGTAAAAGCAACCGTTTTATACTCAAAACCCCAAGACGTAATCACCTTAAAGGCTAACGGAAGTTGAGAGTCCATTACCCACAAAAATAGAGCACAATTGTCATTAGCGATAGCCTTTACGGGTAAATTAATTATATCATCAGGCCTCATTGTATTATATAGCGCAGCTTTCGCCGTCTCGCTCAATCCCGCCCTATTTCTAAAATTAAAACTCCACGGCGGGTCAGCGTATATTATTTGATACCTTCTATTCGGAAAATCCATTATTGTCTCCTTAAAATCTACTCTTATGATACTTCTCTTTAACGCCACAAGGCATAATGTGATGGAAAGGTACGCCATCTATGACTACGCACGCCGAGAGGATGGGGCGTTGTCTTAGATGTTTACCGTAAGCAAACTGCCATGCGTCCACATCTATTCCACAACCTGTATCCATGCCAAATATTCTTCTCGAAGGATTAGCTAACCACTTTATCCCTGAGGCGGTATGGCAATGACCCATGACTGTTGACATTAGGTTATCCTTGGCCGCATTGTAGGCGGGAAAGACACCTGTCCTACCCCATCCGTGCAAATAATACACATCATCAATTATAATATCATCTACCCACTTCCATGTTTTTGTTTTCCATACCTCTGAGTAGTCACGGAGATACTTCGCTGGAATATTAACTGATTCAGCTAATCTTATAACACGGGCATCGTGATTACCTATCGTAACAATAGCGTTAGGAAAATCCTTGTGCCACAGTTTTATCTTCTGTTTAGTTAATTGAAATTCATCATCGGGGCCTGGACACATAGGGTTATTAGCATGAAAGCTAATAGCCTGATGGTCACATATATCACCAATGATTATAGTTTTATCCGTCTTGTATGCTTTACGTAAATCTTTACAGAAAGCACGATACCCAGGATGTGTAGCGGGTTCGTGCGGGTCACCAATTATTAGTACTTTACTCATTATTGACCTCCTCGATTATCTTTCTCAGTTCTTTTTCAGTCCATGTATGTGTTTGCTGTTCGAGGGGTAGAAGCACGTCAATAAATGTCGCCCCATACTTCTCGTACATAAACTTAATATACATCATTATTCTCCGCCCGCCCCTGTTGCAACTGCGACATTGGGCATGGGCATTCATAGGATGATAGCGTAACATATTACAACTACGTCCAATGAAATGCCCCGCATCCATTTCTGTCCAATGTTTAATGGTTCCGCAAGTACAGCACGCCACCATTCCGTTTTCATCAGCGAACCTCTTGCGAATAAATTCTGAATATAGAGCGTCAGCTTTCTTTTTAAGACTACTTATTTTAGGATGTCTTTTTTTTGCTGACAAAAATTTCTCCTTCCAAATTAAGTATTGCATTAGCATCTATTTTTATACATGGTATTCCTGTTACTCGACAAAATTTAATTTCTATATCCATGCCACGACTAATATGACCGAAATCAAGCACTACCATCGCCGCACATTTAGATATTATTTGACAATCAATACTAAGTATCTGGTCCTCTGTTAAGAAACCATTTTTGTACGCCTTACCTATGAAATCTTCATGTTCGGCAGGGACGTAGAACTCCTTATTAGGGGTTAAGGCTCTCAAAACATTAGCAATCTGAATAGCATTTTTACAGTTCTCAGCCTTAGTCTCATCCGTGGCATTCGCTCCATCTTTACCCCTTATCGGGTGACTTACATAGATTCGTTTCATGTGGAACCTACTTTCTTTTCAAAATTTCATATAAACAACCCATTGCGTTAAACAATACAGCACAAAGAGCATCCTCTACATCCACTTCACCGTGATTATCGTGGGCAGTACCGCCCTGTGTTAGTTTCCATACATCATGGGTGTGGCGTAGTAAAGAATCACAGTATGTATCAACAGGAATACCCTTCTTCCAGTTATCCCAATCCCTTAGTTTGCCGTCAGATTGCAATCTATGTTTACCGAGGTACTGCACATATCTTTCAAGAACGACGGGCGATAATGCTTTATAGAAACTAAGCTTGCCATCTATTGTGTCACGGGTTGCGCCTGTACTAAAAGCTCTTGTTTCAGCCGTAGTTTGCGAAACGGAATGTTTAGTTATAGGTTCCAAGTCCTCTTCCCTAAAGTGCCATACAACACCAAGATTTTTATCATCCCTCGCTAAAATAGGAAGTCCGAAGGCTGTATCAATTTCAATAATAGTTACAACTGTTGGTAAAATATCTGGATTAATACCTATTTTATTAAGTTTTTTTCTATTTGAAACAACTAAAACATTATCTCCGACCTTAAATTTACATTCACTCATCTACTTTTTCCTTTCAATATAACCAATACCATTACAATTACAACACGAATCAAGTGAACCAATACCACTATCCCTAAAACCAGAACCATTACAACTTGGACACTTAATTCCAAACACTCTTAAGTAATTACGCTCATATTTATCTTTATCTACGGGCCTATATTTATCACCTTTACCCATAATTTATCTCCTGAATAAGAGCCATCCTTGGCTTACATTCATTCCCTTTCCTTACGAAACCTTAGCCTTAATCCTTTTTGGCTGACTTCAACAGACGTGCAAGTAGAGCTTTTAGTACTGGGGTCAATACGAACCCAATTACTACGCCAATGCACACGGCAATCGCTGTGTCAATCATGTTTAACCCTTTCAATAAACAATAATAAATACACAAGGTGAACGAGGGGATTTGAACCCCTACTCGCAGGACCACAACCTGCTGTGCAGCCAATTACACCACGTCCACATTTGTTCATGCGGGATTTGAACCCGCTCTGTAACAGGACTTCGTTATTTGACATAGCCATTACGCGCCTTTGTACGTGTTCCCACCACGCCGATGAACAACTTTTAGCAAATATGCAATAGTAAATTGTATTTACAACCCTAATTTCTTTTTGACACTTTTGACTGTCCTCTTGGTATATTTAGTCTGATGTCTATCCAATACTTTATTTACTTCTTTACTACCAGTAGGTAAATCAACTGGAACTTCTTCTTTAACTTTCTCAACACCAGTAATGATTTCAATCAATGCTTGGTTCTTAACTATAATAGAACCCGCCGTAATCAATACGCTACCTACTAATCCAGTAATAGCCATATACTCTGAGTATCTCGCAGTAGCAAGACTCATAAAGAGCGACACGCAACACGAGGCTATCGCTGGTATTCCCCACTTGAAGCCGTTCAGAAGGGCAAATACACCGCAAGCAATCCCTACAATACTTAACGTTGGCATCCACGACGTTTTAGTTACTACCTTAATTAACTGGTCGGTAGGGGAGGGGTCAGGGCTACCGCCTTGTTGTGGAGGGAGAGAACAACTCACGATAGCCATGCCCGCCAATAATATAAATAAAACGAGGAGGATAATTTCAATGTATTTATTTTGACAGTCCATTTTATTTCACCTTAAAGTAATATTATACCATATTATTATTCATTTGTCAACAACTTAATTGTTTTATCTGCACCATTCTCAATATAAAATTGCCTAATATCTTTCGTGCTGGGCGTAATAATTCTGGCCTTAAACGCTATATTCGCCAATTTCTTAAGTAAGTGATTAGCGGAGAGTAGGCCAGGCTCATCATTATCACTCACGATAACTACGTTTCTATTAATCAATAGTTTACATAGCAACTCCGTGCCAGTAGAAGCTGACATCCTACCCACCGCCATAAACCCTAAGTCATAAACAGTGGCGGTATCGGATAATCCTTCGCATACATACACAACATCCTTACTACGTCCACCGCCTTGAGGTAGGAATAATCCTGCACGGCTACCTCTTATCGACCTCTTACTGCCGTCTGGACGACGACGTTGTATCCCGATGATATTATTACAATGGTCGCGGAGAGGGAATGTATAATTCTCTCTATCCCATCCACAATTATAAGCATTAGCAGAATCTCTGGTTAAGAAGTTAGGAATAAGAATCTTCATTTCGTGCAAACTCTTAATATAAATATCATTAATTGTATTCCAATGAATATTAATAAGAGCTAAATCTTTATGTTTAACACTCATCTTTTTTTCTCCACTTAATTCATGCCTAAAACCAGCCTCACCAACCCTAACCTTAGACTCCACCCTTGCACAGATAGCATACTCACCACTGTCATGTATCATGCACCAATCGCGTTTTCCGCAGATAGGACAGGGGTTACTCTGGGATACACGTATCATCATCACTCACGCCCTCGACTCGCTCATGGAATGTATGTACGAATATATTCATAAGTTCTTCTTCCTCTTCTTGCTGTGCTTGACATACTTTTCTCTTGCGGCATGCGGAACATAGCTTAGGATTTAATCCACCCATACAATCCACAAACATCCATTTACCTTTCATTATCTTGTATAATTCTATACTATTATTCCTGAGGTCGGACATATCCAGAGGTGTTAATATAGGTAAATTCTTCATTAGAAATTCTCCAAATAAAACAATTCTTCATCAGCGGGCAATGGACAATCTTTAATCCATTCTATATCATGTTTAGTATTCCAACCTGTTGTATCCAACAAGAGCCAATCTCCAGCCTCCTTAAATATATTTAATCTAAATGAGTGTTGGTAAACTTCATCTTTTATTTTATGAATATTATTTATTGCTAATTGAACATCATTTGGACTATGTAATGTGATAGTTATACCATCAATATATAATAATAATTTATTAATTAAATCCACGTCCCATTCTGCTGTATATAATATTATTTCACCGCTATATAAATACTCCAATCTTAAATTACGAACAGCATCAACTAATTTATTGCCCAATAACAATGGTTCGCCACCAGTAATTAATATCATATCATAATCTAAGAGTGACGCAAGACTGTCAGCTGGCCTCATTTGACGAAGCATGGTCTCATGTTTATTACAGCATCCCGCACAATTTCTATTGCAATTAAAAGTAACGATAACTCTTGCCTTTTTCATTAGAAATCCTCCCCAACAACATTATCCCTAAAACTCATAGTCTGGGCAGACCAGTTACAATTAACTATTCCAGTACTACCATTCCTCTGCTTCGCTATGATTATTTCAGCACTTCCATTGTCCACGGCCAAAGGATTATCTAATACTGTATAATACCCTGGCCTATGCAATAACAATACAACATCAGCATCCTGCTCTATACTTCCACTTTCCCTTAAATCGGAGAGACGAGGCCGATGGTTTTCTCTGTATTCCACCGACCTATTCAATTGACAAAGCACCACGAAAGGAAGCGCATAAGTTTTAGCCAGAGCAGCCAATACCCTGCATATTTCCGTAATCTCTTGCTGTCGAGTGCTTGCGGTCACTGCCGTCATAAGTTGCAGATAATCGACCATAACGACATCAGGGGAGAAAAGCTCCGTGTACTTATTCATTTTCTCCTGTATCTGGTTCACAGTTAATAAACTGGAATCGTCAATTATAATAGACATTTTAGATATAACATTAGCCGCATCCTCCACCTTCTGTTTCTGGATGTCTGAAATCAAATTTGATTTAATGGCCGTATAGCTAACATTAGCCTGATTCGCTATCATTCTCTCCATGCATATTCTACGTGACATTTCCATAGAGAATAATATAGCTGTATTTTCCTTGCCTATTGCGAGAGACATATCAATCATTAAAGAACTCTTACCCATTGAGGGGCGACCTGCTACTATCGTAAGCCCAGGCTGTAATCCACGTATCATATTATCTAAGGGATAGATACCAGTAGGAAGCCCCATTGGATTATCATAGATAGTTCTATTAATATTTAATATCTCATCAGAAACTTTCACGTAGTTTTCAAACATTACCAATTTTCTCCAGCAGGGGCATCATTACCCTTTGTGGTACGCAATGAATTTATGTAATCAAACGCTTGCTCAAGTAAATGTGACGCAACTAATAAATCGTTCGGTCGCAAGAACCCAGTATTCTCATACCCTTTCTCTGTCTTATAACCACGCTGAATTGTTACGCTATACGTAGGCTCGCCCTTAAAATCGCCCTGCCATATAGCCACATCAATACCATTACTCTTGAAGTTTTTAATTGGTCTATTCGCCATTAACTTTGTCCTTTCACGAAAACATTATTTTTATTTATGCCGTTCACGGCCTTACTCACTGAATCTTTATTACGAGGGTATCTCGGAAAGGCCCGACATACTTCGATACACACTTTATCGAAATCTACACTGAAACCATCTGGACATTGAGCCGCCAACTCCTTAGCTATCAACATTAATACATCCATTTCCGTTGGGTCGGGGATAGGATAATTCTTAGTTAGTGGCGACTCCGGCTCGAAGTGAGCATCTTCTACGCCCGCACACCCGCCCACACATTTGCATTTATCATCGGGCGGGGATGTTATCCAATTCACAAATTTATCAGCTACTTCTTCAATAGTATCTACACAGATATTCACATCCACCATTGGCCCTTTCAGGGCTATTATTAAATCTGTTGCCCTATTCAGTGCGTTCATCCTTACAATCTCTCTATCCCTTTTGGCAAACGCCAGTTTTTCTTCGTCTGTATAATTACCCATTATTAGCCTCCACTTTAACTATATCAGTACACTCACCACTATATTTCTTAACAAGTTCACGTAGCTTAGATAACCCCGCACCTTCCTTACTATATGAACTAAATCCCATATTATAACCAGTGCCAAATCTTTTATACCACCAACTTGGATAGTTGGCATCGTAATCATCATATTCATCGTAACTACATTGTCTCTGTTTAATACTATAAGAGGGTTCGTTTGCACATATAAACCTTGCCCACCAATCTGCTATATTTTCTGTCCTATCAGATGTATAGCAATTTTCACAAAGTACGTGAGGCCAACCATTATTTAGTTCGGATTTCGATAACATATTAAATTCTAATATGTCCTGCCTCTCTTTTAGATAATTATGCACCTTAACAATCTTCTGACAGAAGTGACACCTGCATGTAGCAGTACCTTCCTTGTCCATTTTAATAATATTAGTCTCTCTCATTATTATCCCCCTTGAAATACGGACAGAATTTGCTAACATCGCAGTATCCGTTGCAACGCACACACTCTCCCTGTCTTACATCTATTGTTATTTTATTTCGTTCAGCACCTTTAGTATTATGTTCTATCCAGTCCAATGCCGCTTCGTTAGTTTTAAGTACTCTCACAGCATTCTTACGCCCATCTTTCATTACTGCGTAAGTGGTGGGGTGTTCCCATTTCTCTTCTGGCGTACACTCGCGTTCAGGATTAGTAATAATATCAGTAATTTTAGTATCAATAAACTTCTCTGTATCCGCTAAATCCCAGAGTTTCATTCTGCATACATAGAATCTTTTATCTGGGTAATCCCAACGACCACGCTGACGAGACTGATTAAGAGTCCAGTCACGCAAGAACGCATTAATTAATAGTCCATACACCTTATACCCATGCAATCTTAATAGATGTGCATATAGATTAAGCTGTTCCTCCCACTCTTTATGGCCGAATACAAACGACCACGCCGAAGTGGTTTTATAATCTTCGAGTATTCCAGTATTGACATTAAACTTATCAGGTTCTCCAGTTAATACGTAATCACCTACCTTAACATCAAATCTTTGACCAAAGATGGTATTATCCTTATTCTCATAACTGGCTAAGAATTTATGGAAAGCAGTACCAAACATAGATAATAAGAAATCATCTACATCCACTACAATATCATCCCAATGCCGCATGGTTAATGTTCTTATGAGCGGCGGAGAGATGAGTTCGGTTACTCTTATCTTATCGGGTAATGGTTTATATATAGAATCCAGTGCCGCATTATATACTGATTCTGGATATTTTAGTTCGTTAGTTAGTTTCATATTATTCCTTATTAAAACGGTGTTTCTCCTCCTCTTAATTGTGTACGTAATGCTTCCATAGCCTCATGTAGAGCTTGGTCATGTCTTTCGCCAAAATCATTCGGCTCAATACGTGGCACGGCGAGCAATAGTTCATAAGTATTACATCTTACTTCGTCCACATGTTCAGGGTCAACTCTATGCCAAGGAGATGATGGGCGAGGTACTATTACATCAGCACACATAACACCTTCCCTTCTATTACCACTTACAGCCTCGACAGGCTTATTATCACTAATGTCCTGCGACATAAATGACTTCATAATCATATCGTCGCCCGACACAATAACATTCTTATTAATTACACATTCCTTGTTACGCTTAATATCTAAACATAGAAGTTTATCACATTGTCTTATTTCAAGCACGAGATATTCCGTACTAAATCTACTCTTGACATATGTTTTCATTTTCTATTCCACAAATAATCATTTGTGTCCTCAGCCATTATTTCACCACAGATAGGACAAGTGTCCCAATTGCCATGCACATTCTGTACATCATCACGTTTAATCCACGTATTACAACTAAAGCAATATACCTCACTGGCTTTATATATAGACCTACCTTCATTATCATATTCATCGTGGCCGCCAGTAGCAGACTTGTTATAGTAAGAACTTTTATAAGATGATGGCGTATATATCTTGGTCATATAATGTCCACTACTATACCATATCCCATCGTCCCATGTACCTGCTTTTTCATTCACAATAGTAATCTTGTTTTGATTATCCATAAATACCAATTTACTATGGCTCTCTATGACATAATCAGTTACAGCCTTAAAAATCTCTGGTATATCAAGGAAGTTTCTTGGAAATTTACTCAGTATTTCCTCGTTCAGGATATAAGTATCTGAATGTTCTTTATCACCGAGTCCCCAGAAAATACCATTGTGAGCGAAAGCTAATCCATCATTCACTATAAATGGGTGGCAATTATCGTAATCCTTCTTACCACTCGTAGCTATTCTCATATGTATTACAAAATCCGATTCGGGATATAAACGTTCATATTTTCTAAACACATGATAGAACGCCCTAAAAGAGAAATACCCTTTAGATATATGTAGCTTGTTATTCGCTGCATACATAAAGCCCGCACCATCTGGATTAAAATCCCAACATTCTTTCAACTCTCGTCTTGTTATATTTTTATCCTTTTTCTTTACGATTATTACGCACATGCAACCTCCCTTATTAATTTCAATGCATTAGGATACATTTTAGACCTGCTATCAAGATATACTTTGAACTTACCATGAGTAAGGTCGCCGCTATTCGCAACTCTTGTATATTCATATAATGCATGAGTAAATTCAATCCTCCCCCATAATATTACAGGGTCTAATGTACCAACAAAAATCCTTAACTCTACTGTTTCCCGCCGCAACAAATTGACAGCGGCGTGTCTATCCATATCTAATTGACTAAAGTTTTTAGCTCTTGCTTTTATATAATTACTGCCAGTCACTTTAGCCCATCTATTCATACTATTCTCATTACGGCCACTTATTCTATAGATAAACGTTCTATTGTGAGAAGAATATATAAATCGCATAAACTTCCATAAGTGATAGTTACCGAAAGCCGCCTTAGATAAATGGATATGTAATCCACAATTCTCATCCGCATTACTATATATTTCACCGCCCTCTCCAAGTTTAGCAATATCTAATATAATATTTTTATTCTTCTTGAGATATTCAAATGTTATTGGATACGATACTATCTCACATCCATGACTTATTGAGCCATCGTATTTGAGATACCAATATTTAGAATCTATATCTTTCGTATATAGATAATCACAATCATTGTATACCTCTAACTCTATCCCCATGAATAACGTACCAATCCTTGAATTAGCACCATAGAATGTAGGATTGGGCGGATTGTAGGAATAGTCTCTAATTAAACCTCCATTATGTACACATGAATAACAAATCTTTTCACTATCACGTTCGACATATTCTTTATTCTCAATAATATGACCACATCTATTACAGGAAATTATATTCTTTTTGCAATCCAAACATATCACATCGCCTATAACGTTAAGATGTACTAAAACTCTCTTACCACACTCCCTACAATATCTAATATGTTTTTGGGTTATATCTCTATGGTAACAACTAAAACAGAAACAATTTCCTGAATGGTCAATGATTACATACTCATCTCCATTAATAAGCTTGTTGCAATTATCACATCTATTTTCACGTGCCATTATTCCTCCACTTGTAAAGCTAACTGTTTTACTGTATCAGAATCAGCATGATAAGTAGCAAAGTTGTTTATATCCATATCACAATTATCATCGGCAGTATAGTTAAATACATCCCTTATCAATCTTATATTCTCTACATATTTAGAGAAAGTTAATGTGGCGGCGAATATCCTTATTTCTACTGTTTCATAATGCACAAGATTGACCGCCCGATACTTGCCCATATCCGATAATTGGGCCTGAGTATCACAATCATCAACTTCGCTTGGCCTGAATTTTGCCCATGCATCTATATCATTGTGATGTTTTCTGCCACTATGTTCAGAGAAATATTCTTCGTTACCATGAATAAACTTAAAGAACCTGTATAGATGAGCAAAATCCTTAAAGGCATCTCTATTCACATGGATGTGAATGCCGCAACTGCTATCAACCTTGCCGCCGCATGATTTTATCTTATTCAGCAAGCATTCTATTTGTTCGTAATTCTTTTTAATCCAACTCCATGACATCGGATGTATAAGAAATTCCATATTATATGAGTAATCAATACTACTATCCCTTGTATAGGATACCCAATCATATAGCATCATATCATCTTCACAGAAATCATCATCCTTAAAACCCACTTCTAATTCAACGCCAAAGATGGGCGTGCCGGCAACATCTTCTGATGTTTTCTGTATTTTCCAATGTGATGGATAATTACTATCTTCATGGTCGTCGCTATGGCAATTATCACAATAATTATCCTGCATATCATCAACATGAAAAGTACCACCACAACCATCGCACATAACATAATTATTATGACATTCATCACATATAGACCTATCTATATTCTCTATGTAATTTATGCTATCTACATGAAAGTAATTACCGCAATCTTCACACTCACGATAATTTTCTTCAAAGCATGAATCACAAACTTGCCGCTCATGTCTATCGTGATATACATCATGCGTACCCTGTCTCGTCCATTCACCACAATCATCGCACTTTTCAATCCCATCCTTACATTCACTGCATACATTCATTGTTTCGCCATCTACTACCAATTCTTCTAAATCATCATCCTTAACTTCTTTACCACAATAATCACATTTCATATCATTTACCCTCCACCACTAACACTAATAGCACAACGTCTATCAACTCTATACACAGTTAATGTTCCCCAATTATACGGTTCACTAAAGCCACGCTCTTCAATAATTAGTTTTCGAGCCTCCGTCTCGTTCTTAGCTAATGCTACTGCAAGACCGCCAGTATAATCAGGACAAAAGCCAGTCCACACAAATAATTTCATATTTTAACCCTCATTGAATACTTTTTAGACTTTTAACAGTAAATTTCTTAACTGTAACTGTATAACTTGAATCATCTAAGTCTTGTCTGCCGAAAGTATTTATATCTTTTTTATTAAAATGAACAGCAATAACCCTTTGCCAAAACTTTTTGAAATTAAAAGCGTCCCATTTGTCTAAAAATACATGAGAACCGCCTTTATAATATTTATCATCACCCATATAGACAAGATTAGATAAAAATTCATTTATACCAGCCTTAACATTACCGTTGGCATGTGGTAATTCATTACCCTCTTTATTTATTACCTTGTAACCTTTAATTTTATCCGGTAATCTTCTAAACTCTCTACTTCTTTTATCATATTCTACTGATAGACACATATTATTTACCCTCTTGATACAATTTTATATTTTCACTACCACACACTACACATGGCAATATATATCCTCCATCCAATTGTCTTATTCCTTTAATACTTGTTTCATTCATTAATGCCTTACATTCCTGGCATTCATATACTTGCTCTTGAAACCCTGTTAATCTATCATCCATAAGTTAGTCCTCTTTTAATAATCTTATACAGTTTTCACTTTCCACAAATTTAATTATATCCACAATTATTCCGTTAGTATCGGTCATATGTGTATTACCCATACATCCATCATGGTCAGCACTTAAATCGTGTTCTGGATTATTAATAATATTAAGTAATTCATCTAATAATTTCTTTTGTCTATCGTTCATTTAATCCCCCCCGTGATTAAAAATATCTTGTATCAGGTGATATTATATCATCATCAAATATATTGTCAAATAAATCATCTTCACAATCACAACATTCATTATTGACAATATCACAATACGCCGCAATAGCCTCATCCTTATCTACAAAGCAATCCGTTTGACCGCATTCACCTACTACATAATATAATCCATCTTCATTAGTATAAACTTCGTATTCCATATTTCGCCCCCTTAAATAAAGTATAATACATATTTCGTTAAATGCAAATTAATTTTTTTGTTTACGTGAATTTACTATAACCACACTTAATAATTGCATAAATACTGTAATTAATAAAAAACATATGGTGTATATATTTCTACAATAAATAACCAATAATATCGGTAATACTAATTCAGTAAAAAATCTATATACGATTAATAATAATGTTAAAAATAAATCCATATATCCTCCTCACAATCTTATAAACCTGCTATATGTAATTACTGTTATTATCACTAATAAGAATATCGCTATTGATTTCATATATCCCTCAATTATAAACTTATTTTACTATTCAATTCTCTGTCAATAGCCTTGCGTACCAATGTATCCCAACGTGCCGTTGATAATGCTTGCGTATATGTCAAACGGTTTTTAGTGATAGGCCGCCGATTATGGTTACGTACTCTATCTCTATTCATTGTCTTAATTACAATACTTTCTCTTTCTGCTTGCTCATCCATTTCGTTTTTAAAATTGTTACTATACATTTTTTTATCCTCTCATTTATTTATTAACATAGTGCATAAAAGGCTATTGTATCGACGACGAACATTGTATTGCGGTGCATATACAATAGCCATGTTATACACTATATTATAGTGTAAATGTATCTTTTGTTACTGTCTTCGTCCCTTCAATTGCCGATAATGCTTTTTGCATTTTTTCGGTAATAACACGTTTAATTTTGCTTATTTGTTCGTCTGTTTTTTGGTATTGACTACTTGATAGGTTTTCAAGCAATTCAAAGTCTTTCAATATCTTGTTGACGCGGTATGTTGCCAATCGCTTAAAGGCGCATTCTTTACAATCTTTGCGATTTGGCGTACCGTCCGGATTTAATGTTACTTCAATCTCTTTACCACAACCTCGACATTTTATCATTGTTTTTGTTGCCATAATATTTACCCCTAAAAAAGTTATTTTGCTTGTTTCGTTTTTTCTCTATTAACTTGTCAATTAACCACTAAACAAAGTATAATACATAAATTCTAAAATACAAATAAAAAATAAAATAATTTTTACATCAATGCGATATATGCGAATACTGATAAGAATACTATCGGATATAAATCGCAATCTATTCTATTGCATAACCACTTCATATTTTTAATCCTCCAAAATAGCACAATCGCTATAAACAAAGTATAATTCAAAAAAATAAAAATGCAAATAAAAAATAAAAAATATTTTAATTTTGTTAAAATTGTGTTATGGGACGATATTTGGTCAACGGGATTGCAATCAATAAGATGGATATAATTGACCTGAACACTATAAAAGGCATAATCAGTACAAACATCATAACCAGTACAATAGGCATAATCACTACAATCAATATGGGCATTATTAGTGCTAAAATTGGCATAAATGGCATAATCGATATAGGTGGTATGGGCGGGATAACCCCCAAACCCCCTATATTCTATACACATGCGCAACACGACATGGACATTATTGACTTTATAGATGATACAATAGATACACATGATACACACACTACGGGCGGCACGGGCGGCACACATGGTACGTCCTATAACAGTAATGGGTAGGTGGGGTGGAAATAAAAGAATGGACCGTGGGGATGTTAACCCCCTAAAAAATTTTATATATATTTTTGGGGGCTAAAATAAAGTTACCTCTAGCGAAACTTTTACCTTGCTTTTTCCCTGAAAATATGGTATAATATACAATATGATAAAAGATAGAAATGAAAGATTGGCTTACATGAAGCGATGGCGAGAGAAACAGAGGGGTGAGAAGCTTCCGATGTATCTTGAGAACACGATTATTGGTAAAGTTACACCTAATGAGTTTGAAATATTCATGTTAGCTGCACCTGAACCTACTGGTAAGGGCTTATCTTACGCTAAAATAGCCAAGAAGCTACATAAATCTCATAATTATATCAAGAAAACCATGTGTTTAATACACAAGAAGAGTCCTGAGCAGTACGATTCTCTTATGGTAGTAACGTCTCATAATAAAACTGAGGTTTTGTGTGAGAAAACTGAAACGAGTAACTATGTTGACATAACTGAGAGAGAGAAACAGTTGATTTCTATGTACCTTCCAGGACCTATAGGTTCAGGGATGAGTGTAGCAGATATCGCCGCGGCCTTTGGTATTAATAATCACGACGTGCGAGGTTACTTTAAGAGGTTCGCCAGACGTAATCCCGAAGCCTGGAAGAGGGTTAAGGGGATGCGTAAGGCTATGCACATCACGAACAATTCTATGCAGAATCCCGTCTCACTTACTACCGTAATTAACGATGAAGATTACGACGTTCCTGCCACTAAATTTTACTACGATATTGGATAGTACACATCTTTTATTCAACCCTATTTCCGACCTCCCAACTCCTAAAGATTCTCTCGCGGTAACCCAAACCGGTAGCATGTTTCATTTTTTTTTAAGATTTTTTCTGGGTTATTGTATAGTTTACAATTGTTATTATAGGAACTATTCGACTCGCCATATAGAAATATATATAATTTTATGGGTTATAATATAATTTATATTTTATTTTTATAAATTATTTTACTAAAGTAAATTGTTTATTATAATAAACCCTTTAAGTATAATACTAACAGGGGTTATAAGTTTATAACCATTAACCCTAAATTAGAAATATAACCAGGGGTTATTACTTTACCCTGAATATGTCTTAAATATAAATAACTTAAAGACATAATTGTTTATAACCATTATGGCCTGTTAGGGACCGCGAAAGTTAATAATCTCGTGAGAGCCATACGAAAAAGCGCCGACGAGTTTTTAATGACGGCTGTATCATGCAGTCGATGGGTTTAGGGGTTGTACCCAAAACAACCCAAATTTTTACGGAGGTTCTATGAAGTGTTGGGATGCGATTGATGAGAAGGCGGAGCGTGAGGCCAGAGCTATTTTGAGAATCAACAGATTGTCAATTAGGCCGCGTTCTGGTAGTTGTCGAATAACCCATAAGATTTGTGAGATGGTGAGACGTGACAAAAGAAGTTAATCCCATGGAGGCCGACGCAATTATCACCCATCCTCATGGCGACGGAACCTCAAAATATAAGCCAGAATATTCGGACGTAGCAGAGCGATTAGTAGCCGCTGGCTTTACAGTCAAGGATTTGGCATATGCTTTTGGGGTAGCCAAAGAGACGATAGAGCAGTGGAAGAAAAGCCATGAAGAATTTTTGGTGGCTTGCGAAGAAGGCTCTTTGATAACTAAAAAGCGATTAGTGGCATCTGGTATCAAGCAAGCCCTCGGCTACGATTACACCTCCTCCAAGACCGTAGAAAAGACCGATAAGAATGGTCAACCTGTTATTGAAACTACCACCTTCGTCCAGCATCAGACTGGCAATCACAACCTCCTCACATTCCTACTTTTGAATATGGCAAGGCGCGATGGCAGTTATGATTGGGTAACTCCTAAACAGGTGATAGAGACCGATAATAAAACTATTAGTGTTAGAATTGATGGTAAGTTAGCAAGTGAGGCTATTGACAAATTAGCTGGTAAGTTACTATCAGAAACACCAAGAAAGAAAATAAAGAGCGTCGTAATCGAAGATGAAGAAGATAAGTTGGATAAAGAGGTTAATAGCGAAATTCAAGATTCCTAAAGGGGATTATTGTTATGAACGTAATAGCGGGTATCGTTGTCATTGCCCATATTACCGAGAGTTTTGGCCGGACGAAGATTGGCAACACCATTATTCGTACTGTATATTACTTGATTATCCAAAGGATGATGATTGGGACCCATTACTATGGGACCAATGTAAGTGCTGTGGTATAAATGAATACGATTAAAATTGATACTCCTGATAGTTTCTTCCAGATAATACCCAAGAACATCCAGGAAAATATCGAGTTTCGTAAGAAATTTGCTGAGATTTCAGTAGCCGACAAAGGTCTGCAAAAGACGGTTCTCGAAATGATAGCGGTTAAACCTCAGATAGCCTACAACCTCCTGTTGTGGACGTTTAACCCAAGGAATAAGGCAGGGTTAAGGCATTTGCCATTCATACTCAGGCCTCATCAGGAATTAGCAGTTGACAGGCTTAAGGATGCAATAGATAACCAGCACGATGAGTTATGGGAGAAGAGTCGAGATGAAGGAGCGACGGAACTCATATCCAAGTATTTTGCCTTAGAGTTCATGTTATCTCCTGGTGGTTCATATCTTGTAGGTTCAAGAAAAGAGGACTACGTAGATTCATCAACCTGTATCGACTTAACCAATCAAAGGGTTACTGGTTCAGCGCGTAGTATATTTCACAAAATTTTATATGGTATTTGTCATGTTCCCGCATGGATGCATCCGGCTATGGTAAAGACCCATATGCACATTGAGAATTTAGATAATGGGACGGTTATTGATGGCGAAGCAACAAACGAAAATTTCGGCGCAGGAGATAGAAGAACAGCTATCTTACTCGATGAGTTCGGGCGTGTTGAACCCAGAGTGGCACAAAGTATCAGGGATTCGGTCGCTGACGTTTCAGACTGCGTTCTCTATAATTCGACCCACTTTTACGGACGGTCGCATCCATTTGCAAAGCTCCGGTTCTCCGGTAAGATAAAAGTTTTCTGCTTACCTTGGTGGCGCAATCCAGCCAAGACGGAAGGATTATATCGTAGTCCAAGCTTGAACTATGTATCAATTAGGGACGTAGAATACTACAAAACAAAATATCCAGGCTTGTTCGATAACATTAAGGCGGACGAGCCTTTCAAGCATTCCGACTTTGAAGTGGAGTGCATGGCTAAAGGTGAAACGCCACAGTTATCTTTAATAGCTGACGGCTCTGATAAGTGGCGTAGCCAATGGTACGATAAAGAATGCACCCGTAGGGACCCTTGGGATATAGCAACTAACCTTGATATGAATCCAATGGGTAGCACTGAAATGCTATTCGACCCTATGGTGTTACAGCGAATAAGGGTTGAATACTGTCGGAAACCGAATGTTGCTGGCGAAATTTATTATAAACTTAAAGACAAGAATAATTTCAGCAATATAGAATTCAAGAAAGATTGGGGTTCCAATCGCCTAAAATTATGGCAGGAATTAAAGAATGGAAGGCTTAATCAGTCTCATAATTACATTGTCTCGTGCGATATTTCCCTTGGAACGGGAGCATCTAACTCAACTGCCACAATCGTGGACGTTAATACAAATGAAAAAATTGGGAGCTTTGTTTCTCCGCACTTGTCGCCGGAAGAGTTTACAACTTACATCGTGGCATTATGCCACTGGGTTGGCGGAGCATCAGGCAGACCATTCCTTACTTGGGAATCCAATGGGGTTGGACAAGTATTTAATAAGCGCAGAAGAGAACTCGGTTATTCTTTTGTTTACATTGATGTTGATGAACGCAAACGAAGCGCAACACGGAGGAATGTGTATGGCTGGTGTTCAGGCAAGCCACAGAAGTTTGACTTGTTAATGGATTTGAGAACAGCCATAGGCGAAGGAATCAGGAGTAATCCTCAGTATAAAAGTTTAATTATTTACGATGAAGATTCGATAAATGAATATGATGATTATATCTTTTATGAGAATAGGGATATTGGATTGTCATTAAGTGAAGATGAATCGAGTGGCGCGCAATCAGCGCACGGCGATAGAGTTATAGCGGATGGCATGGCAGTAAAGGCTATGTCAGTATTTCATAAGGCCGCAGCGCGCGAGATGGCTAAAGAAAATGGTAATAGTATAGCCTACCGAAGATATTTATATGAGAAAGAACAAAAAGATAAAAAGAGGAATGAACCTTGGTAATGGACAATAAAAGTAAATCAATGAAGCCGTATCCTCAGAGATTGCAGGAAGCGGTGAAGATGTCATATAAAATGCTTGAAC